ACTAACGGCACTTCGTAAAGAGATTCAGAAGACCAAGATATATAACCTGCTTGTGTGCCCCGAGTGCTGGGATCCAGATCAGCCGCAGTTGTTGCTAGGCATGTATCCAGTTGATGATCCGCAGGCTGTGCGTAACCCCCGTAGAGATACGACTTACTACACCGCCGGTACAAATGGATTACAGACAGTTAACTCGACTAGTAATGCACCCGATGCTGCTGGTTACGTTACAGGTGGTTCTCGGGATATTCAATGGGGCTGGGCTCCAGTTGGTGGGTCGAGTACTTTTGATGCGTCTTTAACACCAAATTACTTGGTGGCAACGACATATGTTGGTACAGTTACGGTAACAGTTACTTAGGAGATTAAAATGGGATTCAGAAAAGCAGCAGATGGCGTTACCAAATCAGGTAAAACTAAAGGCACAAACCTTGGTGATAGCGGCCCAACCGTTGGTATTGAAAGCGGTGCTAAAGGCGGCAAAGGCAAAGGTGGCAAGACCAACGCAGACATGATGTCTATGGGTCGTAATTTGGCTAAAGTTGCCAATCAAAAGCGAGGTTAATCATGGCTACACAAGTTAAACCTACTACAAAGAATAGCCCCGCGATCAAGACCGGGGCTAACAGCAACAATAAACCCGCTTCAGCTTATGTTGATCGCGCTAAAGAGGCTACAAGCCAGCTTGCCGCACGTCCGAACAAAAGCAAGCTTGACGAGTACGATGTGACTATTGGTAATATCAGCAAATCTGCTGGTGATGAGAAGGTCAAAACGTCCGGTATCAAGATGCGCGGCACAGGCGCGGCTACTAAAGGTCTGATGTCTAGAGGCCCAATGGCATGAATTACACCGAGTTAAAAGCTGCTATTCAAGCTTACACGGAGAACACGGAGACAAACTTCGTGGCGGAGATTCCTGTCTTCGTGCAACAGGCTGAACAACGCATATATAACTCGGTGCAGTTTCCGTCTATTCGTAAGAACGTATATGGACAAGTGACGGTAAACAACAAATATTTGCAGTGTCCCACAGATTTTTTGGCCGTGTACTCTTTGGCTATTGTGACGGATGTAACCGGCAGCGATATGAATACGGGCACGTACGAGTATTTGCTGAACAAGGATGTTAACTTTATTCGTCAGGCGTACCCTACGCCAAATGATACGGGCGTACCTAGGTACTATGCACTATTTGGCCCCCGTTCGGATAACGCGGACGAGCTGACGTTTATTCTTGGCCCAACACCTGCTTCAGCATACTTTACTGAACTTCATTACTACTTCTATCCTGAATCCATTACAGTAGCGGCAGATGGTAAAACATGGCTTGGTGATAACTTTGACACGGTGCTTTTGTATGGCTCATTGGTTGAGGCTTACACCTACATGAAGGGCGAGCAAGACATGATGCTGCTATATAACACCAAGTACCAAGAAGCACTTGCACTTGCTAAACGTTTGGGTGATGGTATGGAGCGTCAAGACGCTTACCGTTCTGGTCAGTATCGTCAAAAGGTAACTTGATATGGCGATTGTTCAGACCCAAACTACCAGCTTTAAGGCGCAGTTGTACCAAGGTATTCATGACCTGACAACTGATGTTATAAAGATCGCTTTGTACACAGCTAACGCTAACCTAAATGAAGACACAACCGTGTATAGCACAGATAATGAAGTAGCTAATACAGGCACTTACTCTGCTGGCGGGTCACAACTAACACCAATCACAGTCAGCACTTCTGGCTATACGGCGTACGTGAGTTTTCCTAACGTATCTTGGACAGGCGCAATTACCGCTAGATGCGCTTTAATCTACAACGTTACACAAGGTAATAAGTCCGTTGCTGTGCTGGATTTTGGTTCAGACAAAACTTCAACTACTACTTTTACCGTCACCATGCCGACTAACGGCCCAACCACTTCGTTAATTCGTAGTTCAAACTAAAGGAGTCATCATGACTATTGAGAAAACCAAAGCCACTGACATTGTTTCTAGTGGTCTGACTTGTAACACTAAAGCCGGTGAAACTGCGCAAGCTACCGGTAAGTACCACGTTGAGTGCCGTGACAAAGACGGTAACTTGAAATGGGAAGCCGACACTAAAAACTTAGTAGTTAACGCTGGTCTGGCTTATATGGCTGGTTCAGCTTTGACATCAGTCACTCAAATCACCTCTTGGTATTTGGGTCTGTATGGTGCTGGCGCTTCCAATACTCCCGCTGCTGGAGACACTATGGCGTCTCACGCTGGTTGGACAGAGATTGCTCCTTACAGCAATGCAACCCGTGTGGCAGCTACTTTTGCAACAGCTACAACAGCTAATCCTTCTGTAGCGACAAACTCAGCTTCACCTGCCGTATTTAACATCAATGCAACAGCGACTGTGGGCGGCGCGTTTTTGACTAGTCAAAGTGCAAAAACACCAAACTCCGGCTATAACACTGGCACACTGTTTTCTGCGGCTGACTTTGGATCACCCGGCGATCGTTCCGTAGTTAGCGGTGATACTTTGTCTGTGACTTACACATTCAGCTTGGCGGCTTAATATGGCCGGGTGGGGCGACGGCTCATGGGGCTCAAGTGGTTGGGGCGGTTTTACCGCCTTCACTAGCTCCGTAGACGAAGCTTCCACCGGAGCCGATGCAGTTGTTTCCGTATTAGCGGTAAACCCTTCTGTAAGTGAAACAAGCACAGCTTCAGATGCGGTTGTAGCAGGGCAGATTTATTTCCCTGATGTAGTTGAAACGTCTACAGGCGCAGATGCTACAACCGGATCGCCCTTGTATGTGGGCGTAGTAGTAGAAGCGGGCACAGGCGCAGATGTTGTTTCTTCTATTGTTTCTGTGGGGGCAGTAATTACTGAATCTGCTACGGGCGCAGATGAAACATCAGGTGGTGAGGTATACGATGCTTCGGTGGCTGGCACAGGCTGGGGCCAAAGCGCATGGGGTTATAACTCTTGGGGCGGTATAGGTGAAATAGCTGTTGGTTCAGATGCTATAACGTCTACATTGGGAATTAGCGTAGCTTTAACAGAAACGGCTACAGGCTCAGACTCCGTTGTTGCAGGGTCAGTGTTTGGGGCGCAGATTACTGAAACAGCCACGGGTAGTGACGCAATAACAGCAAGTCCTACCTACACCGCTGCAGTGACAGAAACGGCTACTGGGGCAGACGCTGTATCTAGCATAGCAACGCTCAATTCAGCAGTAAGTGAAAGCGCAACGGGCACTGATAGCACAGCAGCCAGCTTTCTATTTTTTGCAGGTGTGCAGGAAACGGCAACGGGTTCGGACGCAATTAGCGCGGCACCTACCTTCTCTGCTACAGTTACAGAAAGTTCTACAGGCGCAGATTCTATTGGGGCGGCACAGGGTGTTAATCCTACAGTGACAGAATCTGCGGTAAGCGCGGATACATTAGCGGCAGCGGCGGCTTTTGTGGCTTCTATTGTTGAATCGGCAACCGGCACAGATGCAGTAAACGCCCGGTTCTTCTGGGAAATAATAGATGACACGCAAGACGCAAACTGGCAAAATATTGGCAATACGCAAACGGCAGGTTGGACTGCTATTGCAACGACTTAGGAGCACTTAAATGGCAGCTACAACAACGCAACTGGGTTTAGTAACCCCCACGCAGGGAGACCTTTCTGGCACATGGGGTAACACTGTTAACAACGGTATTACTGAATACACCAATATTGCTATTGCAGGCACAACCACTTTTAACGGCGATGGCGCGGTAACGTTGGTCAACACAACTGGCGATGCGAGTGCTACTAACATTGCTTCTACTTCAGCGCAGTACATGATTGTGCGCGTAACGGGTACTTTGACAACTGCCAAAGTTATTACGTTTGGTTCAGCAGGTTCAGCCCCTTATAGTAAGTTGTATTTGGTAGATAACGCCGCAACGGGCGGTATTGTAACTTTCAAAGCTTATGGCCAAACGGGGGTTTCGGTTGCCGTTGGTGAAAAAGTTTTTGTGTATTACAACGGCACTGACATTGTAAAAGTAGCCCCATATTTTATAAGCGGTGTGCTACCTGTAGCTAACGGTGGTACAGGGCTGTCTTCTGGTACCTCTGGCGGCATCTTGGCTTATACTGCTTCTGGAACTTTGGCATCGTCCGGTGCTTTGGCTGCAAACAACGTAGTGGTTGGGGGTGGTGCTGGCGCTGCACCTTCTTCTACAAACCTGTTATCTATTGCCGCCGCTGTAACAACCGGCAACTACATTCAAGGTATTGGTTACGCGGATACGGTTACGGCTCTGGGTAATACTGGAACGGCAATCAACCTTGACGTAACAAGTGGCGGTGTATTTAGCGCAACACTTAATGGTAACGCCACAATCACTTTACGCTATCCCGTTGCGACGGGCGCGTCTTCGTTTACACTAATATTGACAAATGATGCAACGCCCGGTAGAACTGTGGCTTGGGCTGGTGGTACATTTTTGTTTCCGGGTGGCGCGGCTTCGTTGTCGCGTACAACCACTGCTGGAGCAATCGATGTTTGGGTGTTTTTTACGCCTAATGGTGGTACTACATGGTATGGAAACATTGCCATGAAGAACATGACAACTTAATTTTTTGGAGAATTTAAATGGCTATTACAGTTGAACAACAAGCGGATATTGACTTGGCAGAAGCTCGTGAAGCGGGTCGCCGTGCGCATGAATTGGCTATGGAAAATTTGCGCCATGCAAACAGCATTGCTACAGCACAAGAACATGCGGGTGCCCAGATAGTGCTTGAAAAACGCCGCGCTAAATTAGAGGCCGTGCGTCTTGCAAAAGAAGCACTATTACAAAATAAACTGAGTCAACCTGTTGATTCACGTGAAGTGACCGCAGCAGATATTCAGGCATACGCAGAAACGCTTGTAGCCTATATTGATGCGTAATGGAAGGTTTTTCGTACTTTCCAGCAACTGTTTATCGGGATGAACGTTTTGATCTTGTTGACTCTTCTCTTAGAGTTCTTGCAAAATATTTAAACAAACTTCCCGGTGAACAACAAGAGCTACCAATTGTTCAAACAGAACATTTGGGAAATGACCCTGAGATACAAGACTTAGTAAATTATTTGCTTGTATCATCTGTAGATATTCTTAGGGGTCAAGGATACGCTGTAGATAAATATGATTTTTATTTTTCTGGCATGTGGGGGCAGGAAATAAAAAGGGGTAACGCAACAAATGTTCACGTCCATAAGAACAGCCAAATATGTGGTTGGTTTTTTCTTGACGTGCCTGAGAACGGCGCGTACCCTATTTACTACGACACGCGTGCAAATAAGGGGATGATTGAGTTAGATTTTGTACAGGGCGACGAAATCACAAACGCTACGTCTTCAATCAATTTTAACAATGTTAAAGCAGGCACCGTAATGTTTGGAAATTCTTGGATGCAACATCAACTGCTTTCCGGTGTTTCTGAACTACCAACACGGTGTATTCATTTTATAGTGTCACACAAGGATCGTCAGTGCAACATCTGCTAACCCCCTATTCCGAACCAATGCAACCATTTGCTTGGTGGGAAGGAGCTTTTACACCCCAAGAACTTAATTTGCTACAAGAAAAAGCACGTAAAGCAGAGGTTAAAGCACAGGTGGGTAACAGCCAGCTAAATAACGATGTTAGACGCGCTAGTATTTCTTGGATGGCTAAAGATGCAGATAGCGCTTGGGTATTTGAACGATTGGGTGATATTGCGGCAAGATTAAATGCCCAGTATTTTAGGTTTGATTTGACTGGTTTTGGTGAGCCATTACAGCTAACAAACTACGATCAATCTGAACACGGTATGTACGGTTGGCATCAAGATTACGGCGGGGTCATAAGCCGTAAATTATCTTTAGTACTACAGTTAGCCGATCCTTCAGAGTATGAAGGGGGTAATTTGCAAGTAATGACAACTGGCCAACCAGTAAACATTAAGAAACAGCGGGGGCTTATTGTTGCATTTCCCGCGTATACGTTACATCAGGTAACGCCGGTCACTCAAGGGAACCGTCAGTCTCTTGTCGCATGGATTTCGGGGCCACCTTTCAAATGAACGTAACACACAAAGATTTTATTGCACAGTATACTGATGTGTACCCAGAAGAATACTGTCAGCATCTAATTAACGAGTTTGAACGCCTCGTTGCTGGGGGCGCAGGTTCAGATCGCCAAAAGAGCGAAGGTGCACCCAAACACCGTAAAGATGATATGCAGGTAGGGCTTAATGTAGGTATCCATAACACACAGCCTTTTAACGGTGGTGATACAGTTGATGTATTTTTTTCTGGCCTTCAAAAATGTTACGACGAGTACACTAACCAGTATTCAGCATTGAAGGAAGGCAGAGTTAAAGCTACCATAATGAAAATGCAGCGTACTCCGCCGGGTGGTGGTTATCATGTATGGCATGGTGAACAAGGCCCCGGCAATGACGCTAATCGCGTACTTGTGTATATGTTGTATTTAAATACACTTCAACCAGAAGAAGCTGGTGAAACAGAATTTTTGTACCAACAAACTAGGTTGCGTCCGCAAGAAAACACTATGGTTCTTTGGCCCGCTGCATACACCCATGCGCATCGTGGTAACGTGGTACACGGATACAACAGCAAGTACATTGTGACTGGATGGTTTTTCTATGAATAGCCCAGAAATATTTGAGAGTCAAGGCTGCGTAAAGGTAGACGGGTTTTTAGACCCCACAACAACTAGCACTATTTCGCAATACCTTGAAAATAGACTTACTAGAGGTGAATGGTCGCCAAATGAAACTGAGTTAGTAACTAAGATTTCATACTACGCTGACCCATTGATCGAAACAGTTTTAAAGCAATCACTGCCAATAGTAGAAGAGCTATGCGGCAAAGAGCTGTTACCAACATACTCTTACTGCCGTGTATATCAACCGGGAGAAGAGCTTAAACCTCATGTTGATCGCCCCTCATGCGAAATAAGTACCACAGTTAGCGTTGCATACAAGGGCGATGTATCTTCAATTTGGACGCACTACAAAAGCAACGACCCATTAGAGCATGTACTAAATCCCGGAGATGCGGTAATATACAAAGGATGCGAAGCTAAACATTGGCGCGTACCATTAAAAAACGATCAGCTTGTTGTGCAGTTCATGTTGCACTATGTTGATAAAAATGGCCCCAATGCTTCTTACGCCTATGACAAACGTAATAAACTCGGTCAACCCCCTAATGCTAGGAGAACATAATGCCTATTGGAACAACCAAAGTCACGATGTTTGGTCGCTCAAGTGTCCCGGGCGGCACACAGACATTTAATAACCCCGGTACTTTTTCAGTACCCGCAGGTGTTACAAAAGTAAGTATTACAGGTAAAGGGGGCGCTGGTAACCCGGGTAATGCTGGTGGGTCAGGTAATCCCGGCGCTACTGGAAATGCGGGTAATGCTGGAAACTCAGGAACTGGCGCTGGCGGTGGGACTGGCAGCACAGGTAGCTGCTTTTATACTTTTAACCCATGTTGCTTCTTATCAATTAAACGTACAAGCACTCAGCAGGGTGGCCCCGGCGGTGCTGGTGGTGGTGGCGCAGCAGGAGGAACTTACAATGTCATTCCCGGCGGTAATCCTACTAACTACGGTTATCCGGGGGTAAATACTTTTCCTCAAGTACCTAACTTAGCGTTTCCTATAATGAATGGCCCAATGCAACCTAACGCAGCGGGTGCAGGTGCTTGCGGCAGCGCAGGTAGTCCGGGTAGTGCGGGTGGATCGGGTAATGCTGGGGCAGTAGGTAATGCTGGAACTACCGGCGCTTCTTCAACTGGTTTATGCCAAACTTTTACAGGCGGCACTGCTGGAAACGGTGGCACTGCTGGAAACGGTGGTACTGGGGGAAATGGCGGCGGCGGCGGCACGGCGGGTTCTGGCGGCACGGCGGGTGGCAGGGGTACTTTAGCCTATACGCTTCAATCGCCTAATGTTTCCTCATGTGTGCGAGGTAGTGGGGGTGCTGGCGGTAATGGTGGTGGTTCTGGGATGCCCGGTCAGTGTTGTAACGCCGCCGCAGGTGGTGGTGCTGGTGATACAAATGCTGGCTCAACTGGGCCAGCTAATCCTGTTTTTAATGCTCCTAGAGCTCCAGCGGGTACTTCTGGTGGTGGTTGTGGTGGTTTTGGCAAATCCGTATTTCCAGTTTGTGTTTATGGGCCTGATCCTAGAGTTAATGGCACAAACGGTCTAGCCGCAAACGTAGCACGCGCCGGTGGAGGCGGGGGTTCTTATATGAGTGGCCGGGGCGCTGGAGGTGGCGGTGGTGGCCGAGGAAATCTTGGTAACCCCGGTAGTGGCGGTAATGCTGGTACTCCGGGTAACGCTGGTAATCCGGGTAACGCGGGAGCTTCCGCTAACCCAGCAACATTTAACTGTCTTACAGTAACCCCCGGTGGTTCATACCCCATTGCTGTGGGGGCATCTGGCGGTCAAGTAACTATTTCATGGAATCCACAATGACCAACCAATCTTTTAAAAAACGTTTAAAAGCGGCTGAAGAAGAGCGTTTGCTTAGGAACACACAATCTAATAGTAACCGTGCAATGTCGGTAACAGTAGGAACTGCTTTTGGTGGTACAACTGAAATTACAATGCGTGATGATTGTGGCCGATCGACATGGTGTCAAATGCAACCTGTTGAAGTTATAGAGTTAGTACATCAACTTGCTGCAAGTGTTGGCTGTCACATAAGTATAAACCCGCGTACAGACTTTGCAAGCTGGCGAGAGTGGCGCGTAACAGAACAAGAAAAACTACACAGTAACGGCCATGCGCCTTTTGGAAATGATATGGCCCCATATAACCAAGTTGGCGCTAAAGGCATGGATCCAGAAATTGAACAAGCGCTGCTAAACAAGGCACAATTAGTTGAGGTGGGCGGTGGTGCCGCAGGTCTTGGTGACAAAAAAGGTTCTGGCGGTGCCAATGTGTTTCTTATGCCTGAAGAACAGCAACAGCTAAACAAAAAAATTACTAGGAGTAAAAAATGAAACTATGGCAATTAAAAAAACTGTCAACAAACGAGCCGCAAGGGGAAGTACAAAAACTTCCTGAAAATTGGGGGCCCGTTTTTGGTATGGCTGGCATCCAAGATAAGCTTGGTGATTTGTCATGGCTTGGTGATGCGTATGCGGATCTTGGATGGGTTGTAGTTGGTGAGATGACACCACCA